AATAGCATGAAATAATTTATCTAATTGTTCTTCTAACCGAGGGTATCGATATCTTCTATCTCTTTGATATTTCGAACTAGCATACTCCTCTAACAGTCTAGTCTCTTCTGCTTTCAATTCTTCTTCAGTAGGTGACAATCCTTTTGCATCAATCAAATTATGCCTTGCAATATGACTCTCGTTCAAAGAAGGATTTTCTGGAGTATGGTCAGGCATTTCTATTAATTTTAAAATTTGTTGTTGTGCCATATTATTCTCTGGTTTTATGTGTACATATAAATTATATTCATTTGACTATAACTGGACCCACCATGCCATGTATAACCACCACCATTTTTATATGCGGTGAAGTCAATTGTATCATTTACGGCTAAAACAATCGAAGCAGAAAAATTTTGACCTACCCATTTGTCAGATGAAGAAGAACCATAATCATGTGTTGAAATATAATGAACACCATTTTTCATCATTCTCATATGAGCATATTCACCATAGTCAAGATTTGCCATGGTGGTCATATTAACCTGATACGTTCCTGCTTTCACAACAGTAAAAGTATTTGTGCTTTTTGTCATGTATGTTGTATTTACGGGCACAACATCTGTATCTAATGGCAGGTTTTGCCACGAAGAAGATGTCGTATTGTCTGCCGAATTCCATCCAGCCCAAACACATATAGGTTTATTCGTATATGTAACACCATCTTCTATAGTAGCAGATGCACTTACTGTTCCATCTACAGTTCCACTAATAGTTCCTGTAGTTATATTCAATGCTGGAGCAGTGATTGTTCCGCCACTTTCTGTTACTACTGACTGACCGTTTAATTTTAATGTTGCCATATGATTATTTATTCTATGTTCTAATGTATCTTACTAAAACTAATCCTGAACCGCCTGCACCTCCACGATCTCTCAATGGAAAGTAATCAGTATTATCTTGACCGCTCGCTCTACCAGAACCACCGCCACCTCCGCCTGTGTTAGGCATACCATCATAACCTGGACCCATATTATTTTCATTTGGACCTGCAGAGTTTGAATTAGCATGTCCTCCACCTCCTATACCTCCACGACCAGGGCTTGATCCTGTATAACATGAAGCACCTCCACCACCTAAATGCCCATGATACCCCAAATTACATGCTCTTAACATTGTGATAGTAGTATCAACATCAACTAAAAAATTCTTTTTTCCTACACCACCAGATAATCTTGGAACATAAGAATCAAATGTTTCACTGTCATCGTCCCCCCAACTACCAGAGTATCCACCTTCTCCACCAATACCTCCACCACCTCCAATTGCAGAGTTTCCAGAAGTTCCATTATCACAACCAGCATTGCCGTAGCCTGTACCGCCATTATGAGATGTTTGTGTAGATATGCCTCCTTTATATCCACTGTGTCCTCCGCCACCTCCACCACATCCACCAGCACGGCCTCCTTGGTATACTTCAGGTGTCAATTGATTATTTCCTAATGATACATCTACAGAATTTCCAAAACCATAACACCCTCCAGAACCTCCACCAAATGCTTTTAATTCATACGCATTACTCAATGTTCCATCTACATATCCAAAATAACTATCCTCTCCTTGAGCATATGGATATGCAGTGCCTGGATTACCTATCATAAAAGTGCCTCCTCCTTCTGTAAATTGTTTATCCGCAGTATTACCTCCTGCACCTGCAGTCAGATCGGTTGAATTACATGGTTGAAAACCTCCTGCTCCTACAGTGACTTCATATGAACCTGCAGGAATTGTAAAATTTGTTCTAACAATCATGCCACCTGCACCTCCACCAGTACCACCATCACCAGCCACAGAATGCCCACCTGCTCCTCCGCCTGCTTGTACAATTACATCACAATTTTGAACTTCAACAGGAGTATAGAATGTGCCTGATGACTTGAATATATGCACACGATAGTTGACCGAATTATATGTATAATCAATCACTGGATGCAACATCTTTAACAATACAGGATCAAACACTACTGATGAACTCAACAAATGTTTTGATGTTGAAGATTTAAATGATACTATTTCTTGTGAGTTTAATTTTATACTTGCCATTATCCTATCACATTAAGTGTTCCGTTTGTTCCTATTTCTAAATCAGTTGTCACATTTAATTCAGACATGACATTAAGTGTTCCGTTGACAGTCACATTAGGTATTGTTACTGGACCAGAAAGACTGCCATTCATATTAGCATCTATTGTAAGATTATTTTCAAATACATCTTCGTTGATTGAAAGCCCTCCATCATTATGCCCTGAATATGCTAAACCTCTTGCTTTGCTCATGTCGCTACTTCCTCTACAATAAATGCTGATTTAAATGCACTTCCAAATTTTGGATTGGCAAAACCTGCGGATATATTACTATAATTAAATGTATTTCCACCACTTGCTCTTAAAGAAAAAGTTTTTGCCGTAGTTCCCCAAGATGACATACTATGCATTAAAGTAATATTTACACTATGTATCTGACTACCATCTCCAATGCAATAACCTTCACCCAAAATTAAACAATTATCATCATCAGAAATAAAAAGTCCTAATTGCATGTCATTGATGATATTTGAACTTTCACTCAATCTGACATACGTTGTTATAAAAAGATTACAATTACTCGTAGAAGGTGTATATGCTTGTGAAAATATTTCTGAACCCTCACTTCTTTGTGGAATAGTATCATCATTAGGAAATTGAGAATTTGTATATGTTCCTCTGCCAATAGAGTAATAAGTTTTTTTAATTACTACACCAGTAGGAAAAATTGTACCACTTTCAATTGTTGATCCGCTCTTTACTGTAGAACCGCTTACTAAATTACCACTTATAGTTCCAGTCACACTCAAATTATTTGGAGCCGTGACTGTACCTCCGCTTTCTTCTAATACTGTTATTCCGCCTAGTTGAAGTGTGCCTGCCATGTCACTCCGGTTTTGTTGGCCATGTTACATTTTTAATTTGATTAAAACCGTTCTCGTCCATTTGAGGTGATGCGGTTGATGGTAAGTCCCTTAATGCTTGACGATAATCTTTTTGTTCCTGTGTTAATTCAACACCATCCAATGCTCTTGAGGTCCACCAATCTACTTCTTTCAATCTTTTATCTCTTTCTTGTCTCAATAATCTCATTGGTTCTGTATTTTTTAATTCTGTGATTTTTGCATTAATTTCTTCATCGGTCGGTCTGGAAGTTTCGGTGTCATTCCATATTATTTCATCTTCTCTTACAATCCAAAGACTATTTGGTCTTAACGCCAATAATGCTTTATCTTTCATTTCATTATCTCCCAAATTACTCCAGTTGAAACTCCATTTTCATAAGAATCATTTCCTGCTGAACCAACAGACCTATTAAGATAAAAAGTATAAGCACTTGCATTAGATGATGAAATTCTTAAATTATAAGTTGCAGAAGTTGGGTTTGGGTCAATATATTGAATATGTGAAGTGTGTGGTGTAGAGTCAGCATCACTATGTAATCCTACTGTCCAAAATCCTGAATAACGATTTGTAGCATTTAAATTTTTGCCATGTGTCGCTAGTGCATTATCTTTAAAAATTTCAATAACTGAATTATGAGGAACCTCATGAGTCATCATCCATTGACAAACAATTTTTGAATTTGAACTTTTAAGTGTAATAGGCAAGTCTAATTCAGTGATTCGTGTTCCGTCTGTTCCAACTGGAGCATTATATGATGTTCTCGTACTCGTTAATATATGATGACATTGAATTACGCAACCAGCAGGAAACGCTACTCCACTCTGAATCGTAGGAGTACCTGAACTTTCTGATATTACTGTTGTTGAACCTAAAACTATACTTGCCATATTTTTATCCTGCTATTTCATATAGAGTCATTGTTGCTATAGATGCTGAACCTGAACCTGGATTTGCTGATACAAAATAAACTGTGTGAGATCCAGACAATCTATTTCCTTGAAAACTAAAGGTATAAGATCCTGCCGTAGAAAGAACACCAGACATAAAAGTACCACCAAAATATCCACCGCTACTAGCATGATGCTCATCCATAACTTCTGTTGATGACATAATAGTTGCTGATGCCGTTCCGGTTTGCAAAATTTGTCCTCCTGCAGGACTAGAATCACTAGAAGCAGAGATTGGTATAGAAACATTTATTAAAACTTTTGAGCCTGCTTGTACAGTAATAGAATCTGATATTACTGTCGTAAAAGTTGAGTCTGATTTTGCAACAATTGAAGTCGTTGTAGTGTTTTCTACACCAATTATTGTACCTGTAGGTACACCTGCTCCCCATGAAACACTACCTCCACTCTCTGATAATACTGTTTTTCCTGGTGAACCTAAAATTATATCGCCCATTATATTACCTGTAAAGATTTACCTGTTGCTACTGTAAGTGTACCTGACAATGTAAGTGAACGAGTTACGCACAAACTTCCATTGACTGTCACACTTGCTCCTGAAAACGGACCTACGATCAATGCATTTTCTTCTGCACCAACTGTTAGATTTTCAGTAGTTGATGGTTTATTTATTTTCATCTTGTCTGTCATGACGGTTGTACCGCCTAGTCTTAATTCTCCTGACATATCACTCCGGTTTATTTGGCCATTCGATATTATTAGGATCTGAAAAATTCATATCTCTTAATGCTTGTCTGTAAGTTTTCCACTCTGTTTTTTTAGTGGTAGGAAAATCTTCAACCATATAAACATCTGTTTCTGCAAGTTTTGAATTTCTTTCTGCTTTAAGTTGAACAACTTTAGAGTTATCTGATTCCTCATATTCGACAGGAAATCCATTACCTATTTGTATATAACTAGGCATTTACTACTCCATATAATCTTATTGTTCCTCTTGTAAAATTTTGAGATGCACCTTTGATCCTTATACCTGTTATCGGGTTTTGATATGTTGAAGTACCGCCCTGATATCCGTGACCTCCAACATAAGTTGTCTCTACAAGATATCCACTTGAACTTAAATAAACCATGTTTCCATATATTAGTCGTGACCTTCCAGTTTGTGTAGGATTTGGAACAGTTATTTCTCCACTCGCACCCATTCGGTTATCTGCATTGTTATCTCCCCATATATCGTATGTATTAATTTTTATGAAATGTTGACCATCACTTTTGCCAGCATTAAGTGAAGTGCTATTATTTCCTATACTTCTTCCTACATAATCATATTTTGGGTCGGTGTTAAAATCGGTAGCACTGCCAAGTTTAAAAAGAACATATATTGAATTATCAGATGCTAATCCTAAATCAGTAAATATTATTTTGTAAGTGTCATAAGTAGAAGAAAACAAAGATGACGAACCAATATCTTTATGAGATACGGCAGTCGAAATAATTTCAGTTTGTAGTAATTTCAAACCCCAATTACCAGTTGCACCTGTTAATGCACCAGAAAATGTACCAGAAAATGTACCAGTGGCAGTTGAGTCGATGACACCAGTGAAATTTACATTACTCTTTATAACTGGGTTAGCAGTTCCTGATTGTGATATTAATGCTTTACCTCCTACTTCAATATCTGGCATGTTTTCCTCATGGTTTCTCTGGCCAATCGAAAACTATATTCGTATCGTCTGCGGACCTTTTATTCATATTCATGGTTGGTGCGTTAAGATTTCCTGCCTCAATATTTGCAGGAATATCTCTCAAGGCTTGTCTATAATTCTTTTGTTCAGTAGTCATCGTTCGGTCTGACATGGCCCACCAGTCTGTATCTGTAAGTTTTTTGTCTCGTTCTTCTCGTAAACATCTCATAGGTTCTGCGGCCTCAATTTCTTTCATCCTAGCATCTATTTGTTCCCAAGTTGCACCAAAATTATTTGCATTATAATTCGGCTCTCCTATAGAATTAGTCTTATAACAATTAGTTTCAAAATCTCTTCGACTATTAACCATACCAGTCCAAGAAACACCAGGGCACAACTCTTCCATGGCCAATAGAAAATAATCTCTCATCCTGCTAACTCCTGAATAGTAAATGTTGATATAAAAGTGCCCTGATAATTATGTGCATCAGCATTATACGGGCGATTAATCTGAGGAGCAGATCCAGAATAATTAAATACCATTATTTGAATTTGATATGCAGTGGCGGTACCTGGTGACCAAAGATATTCCATACTTCCTTGTCTTACACCATAATTACCAGAACCTCCTGTTGAAGAATGGTGAGAAGAGCCAAAAGCGGCCTGTGTCCAATAATTAGCAACTCCTCCTTTTCCTTGAACTAACGGTACATAAGTATCGGAAGTGCCTGCCGTTCTGTACCACCAAGCCATATGATGCGAACCATCTTGTTTCCTAGAATAAGTCACATTTGCCCTTATCAAATATTTTGATGATGAATTTTTAGGAGTATCAAGTGTTATATTAAGAGGGTCCCCATCAGAACCTGATGCACCAGCCCCAATTACAACCCATCTAGTTACATCATTAGAATATTGTGTGCTTGCATCTGCGGCAGTAGAAGTTATGGCTTGTGTACCTTTAAAAACTTTTTGATAAGACTTAATCACCATTCCTGCAGGAAATGATTGATTAGCATCTAATGTAACTGAACCTAATACAGGAGCATCAGAATTCGTCTGAGTTGCTAATGTCTGTCCACCTAAAGATAATGTTGGCATTGTGTCCCTCTATTGTTTCTAAGTATTTATTCTGGTTTTGTTGGCCATGTTGCGTTTATATATTATCCTGCTATTTCCTGTACCATTAGTAATGCAAGACTAGACTCGTGTAGCCAATAAATCTGGCCGCCTCCACCACTCCGAAATACCAAACTATAAGTTATTATTGTACCTGCTAACTCAGATAAAACATCCATATGAGTGCCGTTTGTTGAACTCCAAGTACTACTCCTGTCATGTATCCATCCATAATTGTCACTACCATTTGCATCGGCAGAGACAATTCCTGCCGTAGTGGTTCCTTCAGTTATTGCTCTTTTAATATCTACTTGTAATCTTCCACTATCTCCACTAGCCAATGCCATTCCAGAATGTGCAGTAATGAGAAAATTAGAATTTGCCTGTTTTGAAGTAATTGCACAACTTAATCCTGGTACATCAACAGTCCATGCAGTCTGAGTAGATGTATTGCGATGAGTACCAGTATCAGTATCAACTATAGTTTGAATAACATGCCCAGCAGGAAAAGTTGCATTTCCTGTTATGTTAGCATCTAAGTTGACATTGGTATTTTGAATAGTGACAACACCGCCTGACTTACTCGCTAATGTTACTCCATCCATTACTAAATTTGCCATATTACTCCGGTTTCGTTGGCCATGTTACGTTATTATATTACTCAGGTTGACGGTCACGTTGCAATTTCTTCTACTATAAACGCAGATTTGGCGACTGATGCCCCATATCTCGCTACACTGTACTGGCCAACTGTATTAAAATAATTTAACCTGTCACCTCCACCTGCTCTTAAAGAAAATGTTTTAGATGATGTTCCCCAAGACGACATACTATACATTAATGTAATGTTAGCAGAATGTATGGGTGACGCTCCCATAGCGTAGTCTTCGCCAATAATTAAACAATCGTCATTATCAGAAATAAAAAGACCCAATTCTATACCATTAACCATATTTGATGACTCACCTAACCTAACATACGTTGTTATCAAAAGAGTGCAATTACTTGTAGAAGGAATATATGCTTGTGAAAATATTTCTGAACCCTCACTTCTTTGTGGAACGGTATCGTCATCGGGAAAATTAGAATGAGTATATGTCCCCCTACTGATAGGGTAGTAAGTTTTTTTTATTACATGCCCAGCAGGAAAATCAA